AATGTCTTTAGTTGTTATAAATAATGCTTTTGCCATTTCTTATCTTATTTAGGGTATGCTCCTCTATTAGGCATATTCTCTGGCGCAATTCCAGCTTGTTTAGAACCTCTTGGGTTTTTCATATAACTTGAAGGAATACTTCTTGTCTTTTTATAGTTTCCTAAATTCTCTGAAGGCTCTGTATTGCTTTCTAGCCTATATAAGACCTTTTTCCATTTGTGTCTACAGTATATACCACCTTTGAACTTAAACAAGTCGTAAGATTGTCTATTATGCCCTAATTCTCTATTAACACCCTCTCTTGATGCTTTGTCAATGTCTTCTATTGTCCATACAATACCACTAGCTGCCATATTCATCATATTTCTACAGAAGTCTCTTGTTGAGCTACTTGCTTTTGATGAACCTATTGCGTAAGTGTATCTTATTTTATATAATCCGTTTTTAGAATCTAAATAACTAAAAGAACTTCCTTTTTTCTTTGAATCTATTTCATCTTTAAATCCTAACAGACCTTTAACTTTAGATAGTGTGCTTTTCTTTTCGTTTATTAAGTAATTTGCCCAATCCTCGTTGTCTATGTCGCTATCTTGGTCAATCTCATCAACAAATACATATTCTTTTGACATTTGTTCTCCACTCTCTGATAAATGACCTAATACATTTTCTACTTCATCATCATTCATTTTTATAGGTACGCAATTAGGTACTTTTTTACCATTTTTCATTTTCATACCATATTGCTCATATCCAGCTTGACAAGGTTTTTTTAAATCTACTACCTCATCGTGAGACTCACAAGGCATATAATAAACAACTCCATCTTCTTCGTGTTCGTGGTGTCCTTGACATCCTTGCTCTAAAGCTTTAGCTTCTGCTTCTTCTTTAGTTTTATATACATCTACTCCGTCTATTTTCTTTAGACTCATTTCGTATCCAGTTTCTTCTTCTATGATTTCTTCATTTACTATATCAATATCAGTAAAATCAAGAGGTTTAAGAGTCTTAAAGTATAAATCTAATGCAATATCATTAACCGATAATATAGCATCTAAACACTCTATTACTTGGTCTTGAAAACAACGTATAACTATGTTGTCAAATAGTTGTGTAGCGTTTTTAATTTCTTCTGCATTGTTTCCTAGTCCATCATTACCTTCACGAATACCTAGAAGCATTGGAGATGTAACCCTATGACCAACGATTAGTTTTCTAAAGCACTCATCAGCTAAATACTGATAGTGTGCTGGTGCATCGTTTAAAGGAATGTCATCTATTGTAGTTTTAGATTCAGAGTTATTATTAAAAGCTACTATTACTTTCTCTCCTCTGCTTCCAGTTAATTTACCTAATACATCACTCTTAATAGATTGCATTTTTTCTGGGTCTGGTACTCCGTTGTTAAAATTAACGACTTTAGTGCCACTAAATCCATTTATGCAATCATTTATAAGGTAATCTCCTATTTCGTCCTCTAACACAGCGTAAGGCATCGCAGAAGACCAATCTGGACTACTATAATAGTACTTACCAGCTTCGTATGGCTTTAAAACGTACATTTCTACACCATTTGCTTTACCAAATCCAAATGCTGGTATTCTTTCTGGTTTTTCTGTAGGTTTTAAGTTATCCCAATTGTTTGAGTAGTACCATCCTTCTATTTCTCCTTTATCGTTACATTTTTCAGCTCTTAAAGTTTCCATAGGGAAATGATACACTTCTTTTACTTTACCATCTTGGTAAACTAATTGAAATGCTGCCATTCCTAGTACTTTGTAGTCGTTTATGAATTTTCTTAAATCAGACTTCTTAAATAGAGATATCATTTGAGCATATTGCTCTGGTCTTTTGTCTGCATCGTGTGCTGCAAGACCTTTTCCATAAATCATATTAGAAACCCCTATAGAAATTGCTCTACAAGTTGTTGAGTTGTTGTTTACATCAATTATGTAATTAAAGTAGTTATTATCTACTCCATATTGTACCCAATCTTTATTCTTTAACTCTACAACCTCTGGAGCTGTGTATGCTGCAAGTTTTGTTACGAAAAATTCGCTCATATTACTACGTATTCGTTAGTTGTTGCGTGTTCTGTATATACATTTTTATTAATACTATATGTACTAATAGTTTGGTCTGTACAAAATATGTTGTCTTTATAAACTATGCTTGTTCCATTTAAAACAGATAGTGTATAAAATGTTCCTTCTTTTAAGACTGGACTAAATATTACATTGCCCTCTAAATAGTATTTATTTGTAGCAAATGTTAAACCAGAGTATGTTACTGGTGTGTTTGTGTCTTGGTCTGTAATAACAATACTATCAGCAGAATATTCTCTAGGAATAAACTTTAATTGTTGCGCTAATGCACTTGTAGTTAGTATTATCATTAAAAGCTTTTTTAAATAACGAAAAAAGAACAAAAGTGTTTTATATAAAAAAAGGGTACTCCGAAGAATACCCTTAAATTAAGAAAAATGTATAAAAATTAAGTTCCTACTACAACAACAGTATTAGTAGTATCTCCAATAATTGAAGAAGCTACAAAAAATGCTGGTTGTTTTTCAGTTCCAGTAAAAGTTATGTTATAGCCATTTAAATCTCCCATAGCTGCTCCAGTTGCTGTATTTACAGCACATTCACACCCATTTTCAATCCCAGCTAAAAAGTAATTCCCATTGTAATCTTGTACGATTACTTGAGGTCTACCATAACTTAATAATTTTAATTCTTTACGAGTTGCAAGGTCTTGTTTCTTTAAAACTATCGTTCCAGTTTGTGTCCAGAATGAAGTTCCATTTTCCCTTGAGTTCTCGTTTGTTTGTTCGAAAGAGTTAGCTCCTTTTAAGTCGTATTTGTAAAAAGTTAAAGGAGATGCAAAAGCAGTAATCTCATCATTAGTTCCAAATGTAGCAGTTCCTAATAAACCACTAGTGTAATTTGAGATGTAGATTGCTATTATCCCTCCAACCGAGTCTTTACAAGGCTCTAATCTTCCAGCAGTAATATCACAAGACATATGTTTAAGTTTTTTGAGTTAATAATATAAAGGGAGGTTTTACCCTCCCCTTATTTAGTTTAATTATCCAGCGTAGTAAACTACGTCAGCACCTACTCCTATTGCAGCAGCAGCAGTAAATCTCATTACAAGTCTTACGTTTTGACTTCCATCTAGTGGAGTCATATCAATTACTCTTACTTCGTTGTAATCGTTAAGTAATCCAGTTGCAAAGAAAAGGTTGCTAGATTGAGCAGCTATCATTGTATTATCTGACATTCCTCTACCTACAAAGATTGGAATTCCTCCGAAAGATAAACTTCCGTTGTTATACCATTGTGTACCTTTGCTATCAGAACCAGCAGCTCCAATAGTAGCAGTAAATCCACCTAAAGCTCTAATGTAAAGTTTTGCAGCTTTATTAGATACGTATAATTTTAAATCTTCTTTTCCGTAAAGTGAATTTGGAATTAAATCCACAACTCTTTGCATTTCATCGATAATGTTAGCAGCAGTTAAAGCAACTGGCAAAGATACATCTAATACTGTTGCATCAGCAGCAGCAAGAGTTTCTAATCCATTGTATTCTCCAGCTTGTGCGCCACCTAAATTACCAGTCCAGATATTAGTTTCGTTTGCAGCAGCAACTTTAGATGCTACGTGTCCAACTAAATAATCAGCGAATGATGTAGGTAATCCGTTTGGATTGAATGCAGAATATCCCATTTGGATAGATTCCCAAGTGTTGATAAAGTCAGACTTACATAATTGTAAGTTTACTTGGAATTCTTCTGGTTGAATAACTACTTCAGTTAAATTCACATTTGAACTTGCAGAAAAATCACAAGTTCCATCAGCGATTAAGCTTCCAGTTTCAATTCTTTGAATTACTGATTTGTACTTTACGTTTGGCATAACTTCTACACCACCGTCTTCAATTGTACTTGCGCTTAATAAAGCAGCAGAAATGTACTTTCCAGCAAATTCACCAGCATAAGTGCTAGTAATGTTTACTGTTGTTGCTAGGTCTATTTTATTTGACATAATTTTGGTTTTTAATTTTTAGTTTTTAAATAATTTAGCAAATACTCTATCTTGAGTACTCATTGGTTTGTTTTGAGCATAAAGATTCATTTCAATTTCTCTTTTAGCTTCTGGATTGTGTACTAATGGTTTTGCAGATTCTTCAGCAGATAATTCTACTTCTGTTTCTTCAGAACTTAAATCTTCTTTGTCTTCTAATTTGGATTTTAATTCTTCCATAGAGTCTTCAAGATATTTCATCCTTTCTTCCATTTTACTCATATCCATTACTTCTTCTTCTTCAGCAGCTTCAACTTCTTCCACAACTGGTGCTTCTACAACTTCTTCTACTACTTCTTCGACTGCTTCTTTAACTTCAGAGATTATACCATCTTCTTCAACGATAACTGTAAAGCCATCATCTAAAAGGTATTCTCCCTTTGGTACTGCAATTCTTTCATCTTCATCTGTAATGATAAAGATTTCTCTACCTTTTTCAAAAGCATCAGCTTCAAAGCGAGTTCCGTTTTCCAACTTTCTCTCTTCTAACTGAACTTCTAAACCTAGTAAAGTCTTAACTTTGTTAAGGGTTTCTTTAGAGTTCATATATATAATTTTAAGTATTTACTTTTTTATTAAACGAATTACTATATTTAGTGTTGTAAATTCAACTATTTTGCCCAGTTGTATTGCCTATTCCTTGATTCTGTAAATCTCCGTTACAACATTTTGAGTTATAAGTGCCATCTTTACAAAGACAACCTCTTCTGCCACCTTGTGGACTAGTTCTACTTGGTGTTGGTGTTTGATTCCTTGAGTACATCTATTATTTCTTTTAGTAGTTTATCTTCTTTGCTTAATTGGTCTTGTTGTTTGTCTTGTGGTCTGTTTAGTTTGTCAGCAAAGTAGCCTTCTATAGAAAAACCTTTTACTTTACCTTCTTTTACATAGTTATTCCATATATCATCATTATCAACTTTCATTGCAACCATCCAAGTACCTATTGGCATATCTAAACCATACTTTCTTGATTTGTCGTGTACATCATCTTCTATAAGCCAAGATTCAACTATAGTCATTCCAGATAGTTTTTCTTCTGTGTGTTCCATAGTTGCTTGTCCTTGATTACCAGCTTTTAAAAACATTTGTGATGCTTTAGCTACTGTATCTTTAGAAAAGTATATATAAAACTCGTGGTCTCCAGATTTACGATATATAGGCTTCTCTGGTATTAGTGCTGCACCCATAAGTAATCTTTTCTCTTTACTTATTTCTGCAAGTCTTATTTGTTTTTGGTCTTTTAGTGCAATAAAGTCTTCTTCTATTGCTGGAGATTCAACTACTGATATAGCTTCTATACCAGATAATTCTTCGTTCTCGTCAATTACTAATTCTATAATATCCATAACTCTTTTTTTATAAACGTATTATTTTAATTTTTGTTTTATTATCCTAATGATGCACCTTGTACTATATTGTTCTGTAAGCTTTGTGCAGTTGTTACATCTTGACTTACAACAAATGCTTGTATTGGTGCTTGTTGCCCTAATGCTGCTGCTAACTGGTTTGTACCACTAGTACCTAATATGTCAAACGATGGTGTTTGTGCTGGTGTAGATGGAGCTGCTGCTGCAGAAGGTGTTGTTACTGTACTACTAACTGCTCCTACATCTGCACTAGGTGTAATTGATTTTATAGATTTTACTGCACCAAAACCAGTTGCAAGTACTCCAGCAATACTTGATATCTTTTGTATTGTACCAAATGGCTCTGGAATAGTTGTGTCATTAGATAAAACTTCTGTAACACCTAAATAAGTATTTGTTAATGCTTGAGCTATACCAAAGGCTTTTGCAGCTTTAGAATTCTGTTTCATTATTCCAGCAAGAGTTCCAAATGTACTTGCTACTATTTGTAGTTTTTGCTTTTGTAATTCTTTTTCTATATTAGTTTTTAATTGAGCATCTTTTTTCTCTGCATCAAGAACTACCTTTTGCCAATATAATATAGTTGCTGCCTTTTGTTCTTCAGTTGCATTTAATAAGTCTAATTCAGCTAAAGCTCTTTCTTGTGCTAAAACAGCTTTTTCTTCAAACGTTATTGCTTCCTCATCTTTTTTTAATTGCTCTAATTCTTTTTGTTTAGCTTCAATAGATGCTTGACGTTCATCTTCTATTCTATCTCTTTCTAATTCATCTGCAACCTTTTGGTCTTCTATAATTTTAAGTGCTGCTGCTTCTTCAGCCTTTAAAGCAATTGTTTGACTTGTAACTTCTTTCTGTTTTGTAAGTCTTGCAGTTTCTAATTGTATTACTTGTGCTTTTAATCTTGCTTCTTCTTCTAAATCTGCTTTAGTAGAACCAGCCAATGCGTTTTCAGCTTGTTTAGCTTCAAGCCTTATTTTAGCTGCTTGTATTTCTTTGTTAGTAATATCTTCTTCAAGTTTACCAGCTTCTTCTAAAAAACCTATTCGTTGTTCTACTGTAAATTGTTCTCTATCTACTGCTTGTTCTAATAACTCTGCTCTTTGCCTATCTGCTTCTGCTCTATCTACTATTAATTGTCTTTCTAATTTATCTGCCTTTGCTCTTTGGTCTGCAATATCAGCAGCTATCTTACCTTCCTTAATTATTTCTTCTCCAAGCTCTTTAACTGCATCAGTTGTTTTACCTATTGTATCTTCAATGCCAGTTAATGTATCTATATAAGAACTACCAGCAGATTTAGCATCATCCATTGCTCCAGCAAAGTCTCCACTAAATACCTTTTTAATTGCACTACCTAAAAAGCCAATTGTGTCTATTGCAGCTTCAAATCTGTTTGTGATGTTTTCAACTATAAAGTCTTTAAACTTTTCAATAGCATCTAAAGGGTTTGTAAAAGCATCTATAATTGCATTACCAAGATTAGCAAGTATGTCTACCAAATTACCAGTAACAGAACTTATAACAAGCATTATTTTGTTAAACTTGTTTTGCCCTTCCTCTGTGCTTGTAAAGGCAGCTCCTAAAGCACTAACAGCTAAAACTAATGCGCCAATACCAGTAGCAATTATTGCCACTCTCATAGACTTAAAACCAGTTATAACATTTTTTAAGCCTTGCTTTAAACCTTTAAATTTAGTTATTAATCCTCCAGATGCTTGGTCTAAACCACCAAGTGAATTATCTAAATCTTGTGTGTTTTTAGAAGTGTCCTTTATCGAATCATCTAACTTATCTACGCTTTTAACAGCTTTAGAAGTGTTAGCTTCAAAATTTAAGATATACTTTTCTGCCATTTTATTTGTCTTTTTACTTGTTTAAATCCTTCTTTAA